GAGAACCAACCATGGGAACGAGAGGCATTCCGTAGAGAGGCTGAATTGTACCAGAAATGTTGGCCCTTTGAAATTGCAGGAATGGTATAAAGCTCAGTTATAGTCATTATAATGAAAATAAATGAAGAAAGGTGTTGACAAAAGGTATAAGCTGTAGTATAATATACCTATATTAAGAATTAATGATAAGGAATCAAATTATGAAAATCATCGCCCAAAGAACATCACCGGTAACAGGTAAAGATAACCACATGGTAATATTTGCCACTAATCAGCAGTTAATTGCTTGGCACGATGGCATGCTTATTCAGGACGCAATGCCTGATGCTACAGTGGATCAGAGAGAGTTTCTGATCTCTGGCTGTACGCCATCGTGCTGGGATTCAATGTTTGAATCGGAGGATGCAGCATGAAGATTAATATGAACGCAGTAAAGGGAATCGCAATGGGTACGGTAGCAGGAATTATATTCGGCAGTGCCCTGTCAATTGCATTTGATATTCCCGAGGTTCAAGTGAGTCATTCATCTGGCGAGTGTGTTAAAGTTATAAACTTTACCGAGTCAGACACATTTACTTGTGAAGATTTACCAAGCCGTTATAGTCACGTATGGGTCAAATAGATGATTAGAATTCTTAAAGAAGAAACCAATTGGGGTAACGAGAATGTTTCTAATGGAACATACTATGTCAACGAACATGGACACTTAGTTGCTTATATGCCAGTCGGTGGCGCTTATAAAGAATTCAACAAACCAATGAAACAATTTTCTACATCACGTAGGAAGTTCAAAGAGCTCGGAACCATTGATGATGGAGACTCCGGCACACCAGTAAAAGGTTCCAAGGGTAACACGTATTACGTTAAAGAAGGTAAGTGTTCATGCCCTGGGTTTAAATTCAGACAGAAATGCAAACACTTATTAGAGGTAGCAGCATGAATTCAAGTTTATCTTATTGTGATTATATCGCGCATACAGTAGTAAAACCCGCACTAGAAGTTGACGCAAAAGAGGATTGTGGAACTTTATCCGGAGTTGGTAAGATCAATATGGATCTAGCTAAAGAAGGTTGGATGCAGACTACTAAGAGAACTATTGAAGTTACTGATGTGAATGGTAGAGAGTATAAAATTACTATTGAAGACATCACAAAATAAATGCAGAAAAAGGTTGACAAAGGTGTTCGGCTGTAGTATAATATACCTATATTAAATGATAAGGATTTAAATTATGAATAGAATTGAAATGATCAAAGCGGCCGCAGAGAAGGCACACATTAAGAAAGCAATTGGAAACGTTGCTATTAGAAAGAAGTCTATCAAAGAAGAAATGAAGCTTCACAAGAAATTGACCAAGTCAATGAAAAAAGCAGGGCACCAAGCCCCATCAAGTTTAGAATCCTTTAAGCCCGAGAATATGTATTACACGGACAAGGAAACCCAAGATTATTTGGCAGGTAGTTCCATAATGGAAACATATGAATCTATGAAGAGTCAAGATGACTACTAAAATAAAAGACACACCGCCCAAGATGCAGATTATTGTAAGATTAAATGCATTAAAACGTGCTGAGAAAGCAGCAAAGAATCCGGAATTTAAGAAGCTTTGGAAAGAGAAAAGGATTGCTCTTATCGCTAAAGATGTGGAGACACTAAGATGGTAATGAATATATTACAGATATTGGCAGCATTCGGTTTTATAGCCGCTATGTTCTTGTTTGTTTATATTGGTCAACACATACAAGAAGAGAAACATCAAGGCAAAGGCCTACCCATGATGTGGGAACCAGATGGACTTTGGTCTAGGTGTTTTAAAAAAACAAGAAAGACATTTGACAAATCGGATATTAAATACCGAGATGGGGACAACACATGAAAACTAATTATATGGAACGGGTAACCTACCAAGGCCGAGAAGGCAGAAAGGCTACAGTAGTACGAACAACAGGGCTTGAAGATAACAGCTTCGGTTGTAAATTCTATGTCGAAGACAACTATCTCGGCATCGAATGGTATGAAGGTAAGACAGAACTTTATGCCGAGAATGCTGCAGAGAATTTTATAAAGGGTATTAAAGAATACACCCAATAAGTTTTGTCAACCCTCTGATGACGCAGTTCTACTCCTTATCAGAATGTCGTCAGGGGGTTGACACATCAACAAAAATGTGTTATAATATACACATATACACATTAGGAGTAAAGTATGGTAAGTAAAACATTAGAGAAGGCCCGAGTAAAAGGTCGCAAAAACAGAGTCACCATTGACGACAAGTTCATGGGTCCAGAACCATGGTGGGATCAAAATACACCACCACCAACCGAGGAAGGTGCTCGTAAATCAGCTTGGGCACAAGGCGCTCAATGGTACAATTACTATTCAAAACCAAAAGACTATAGTGCGACTACTTTAAAGTATGCCAAAGAAGCATTGAACTTTGATAAAGAACAGATCAGTGCTCTCAAGGCAGTAAGTGATTGGGAACTAAACTATGGTGTAGGTGCCATGACCCGATTACACTACCGTGGTTGGAATCATGAAGATGTCTACCTAGAAAGAGTTTCTAAACATTTAAATGCAATGGTCATTAAGGGTAGAGAAGTAACCGTAGAGAAGAAAGAAGTTGCAGCTGTTGCAGCACCCTTTATAAGTCCAGCACAAAGGTCCTACAATAACATGATGGATACTATTCATGCTGACTGGGATGATGTTGTAATTAATGCTTGGATGGAAGGTAACTTTAAACCAGAGTTTAATGTGTATGACCTATGGAAAAAGCATGGTCTTAAAAGTAACGTAGTGAATGCATTCAAAGCCAAGGTTCAATTTGAATATGACTTAGTGTCCGATTCTTATAATAAGACCTGTGAGCAAGCGGTTGAAGCATACTCTCATATATCCTCAAGGCGTCAGAAGAAGATGCTGAACCTAATGGATGTTATCTTTGCCGACTTAGAGAAGTTGAAGACCAGTTTCAAAGCTGTTAAGATACCTAGAGCTAAGAAACCTAAATCAACCGATCTACAAGTTGCTAAGTTACAGTACTTGCAAGAACACATCGAGTCCAAAGTCACTTCTATTAACCCAGTACTGATACCGACTAAAGAGATGTTATGGGTCTACAACACTAAACAGAAGGTGTTGACACAGTATGTAACTACGTCTACTAAGGGCTTTGAGATAAGTGGTAGTACCATTAAGAACTTTGATGATAACCTATCCAAAACATCTAGGTTACGAAAGCCTCAGGACGTATTACCGGAAGTATTAAAACTCACCCCCAAACAGATGGACAAGAGAGTCTGGGATAAACTCACCACTAAGATAAGTGTACCAAACGGTCGAATCAATAAAGACTGTGTACTACTTAGGGTAATATAAGGAATATATGATTGAACAAAAGATTATGACAAGAAAGAGGTTCTCTACTGCGGTAGAAGGACTTGTAGCAAAGAGTAGGGATCTGTCTTATATAGAGGCAGCTGCTTTCATCATAGAAGAACGAGGGATGGATTTTAAAAGTTTAAACAGACTTTTATCTGACTCCCTTAAACAAAAAATCGAGGCAGAAGCTACCGATTTAAACCTGCTTAGAGTTAAGCAAACTAATAAACTACCAATATAGGAAAATATTATGAGTAATGTGATTATACCATCGTCCCCCGAGGACAAGAAAAGAATCAAGGATTGTGTTATTGAGATCAGTAATGCAAAATCCATGATGGACGCACAACGTGACTTCATTAAAGAAGCCATTAATTCTTGTGCAGAAGATGTAGAGATTGATAAGAAGCATCTTAAAAAGATGGCAGATATCTACCACAAGCAAAACTTACTAGAAGTAGTAGGTGCGGTAGAAGATGTTGAAGCCTTATACGAGAGTGTAATGGCGTAATGATAGACCCCTTTGATTCTTATAAGTTATATAACGCACTCAAGCTTCACTTTGAAACTGATGGGTACGACGCAATCAAATATAATTATAAATCAAATGTGTCTGCTCAATCCTTTTTTAAGAGAAGGGATAAGTACTTCTTTGCTAAAGTGGCAAAGAACTATGAGAAGGATTTGTTAACATACTTTGTATCCAACTTCAAAAATGGAGTTGGGTATGTAGGTGATATG